AATCAATCTAGCCGTATCGCTTCAAGCTGAACAGATAACTGATCGCTTCAAGCACTCAACAATCATATAAGGGAACTATCCATTGCTACCACTGCTAGCCCCCCTCTCCCTCTCTCCCCCCATTGATGCCAGTTTTGTTGAGAGCTTGTCAATATGTGACGTGGCGTAATTATGAAAGTGACGTAGCGTCCAATGGGTTGACATGTTTGGGCGTCCGAGACGGCTGTCGTGAATCGAGCCTGTAGTCTCGACCCTTCGGGCTTCCATCCTGACGCAAGAGAAGAGATAAGAGATTCTTTATCACCCCCCTACCCCCCTCGAAGGGGGGAGATTTGACCTGTTCGGGAGTAGCAGGTCATTGGCGTTGTGAAGCAACGGCAAGTGTCCAACAAGTACAATGACGGCTTTCATACTTGTTGGTGTTCCGAGCGCCATAACGCTCGGCTTTGCATGAACCTTCCGTAATTGTTCTTGATGGTCACCGCCATGGTTTATTGCTATTGCAGTTTGCTTGGCGCAGCCTTGCCGCGCATATGGCTCTTGCTCGCTACTTCTATACGCCCCTGTCCTGCCACTCCCTCGGCAGGTTCAAATGAAAGAAAAGACATATATAGATATAGGAGAAAATACATGTCACAAGTTATAAAAGCTATTGTAGATACTTACACTCATACTACAGAACTATTTATTACTAACAACAACCTAGACCGCTTTGCGAAGGCCGATGGTTGGCAAGTTGTCGATACGCTCAAGTTTCATGCGAAGCGTAAACTAGAGCGAGAGATCCAAGACCTAGAGTTTTGGATTCCTAGACAAGCAGACCAAGAGGCAACTGCTAAGACTTGGATGAACAGATACCGCGCTTCCTACTCAGGCGATGAGATAAGCACTAACAAGCTTCAATCATCTATGGCTAAATACAAGGCTGAGAAGTTCGCCTTGACTGTTATGCAGTCAGAGCTTGCCGCAGCACAGGCAGCATACAAAGAGCTTACTGGTGCAACGTTTACCACAATCAGCGATAAGCCAGACGCAGAACTGCCTGATGATGTCAAGGCAATGTTCAGCGAGATGGATGCGCTGCTTGCAGATAATAACGAGGTCAAAGCTAAGAAGAAAGCTTGATCAAGCGAGGGAGGTCGCAAGGCCTCCCAAAAATTTCGCGCTCGCTTCGCTCGCTTTTTGTATCTTTGCGGAGAGGGCTTGACTTGCTGCATACGTGCAGTTACTATCACTTTGATACCAATAGAAAAGGAGAAGATTGTGTTGGAATCAGCGACTTCAAAACAACTATGGAAAATTAATCAATTAGCTTTTGAATATTCTCAGCTTGTTGAGCAACTGCGAAACAAGGGAGATTTAAAATTAATTACGGAAGCTTACTTTCCAATCACAAAGACGATTGCAATTGATGTCATAAAGAAAATGATTGAAACAAATAAAAAGCTTGCTGAATTGGTAGCAATGGAAAAGGAGAATCAAAATGTTAATGCTTAATCCAGATATTGATGCGCCTGCGGATCGCATTGTGCAAGCATTAGGTTTCTTACCCTATTGGGTGAGAGACTTTTGCCTTCATTACTGGGAAGAGGAAGGAGGGAACTGTAATTTAGTTGAGTACATGACGGAGCAGTATGGCTTTGGTAAACTGTATAAGTTTGGCTCAAAGCTAGTCGGCAAGAAACTCATATCAGAATACGAAGAAGATGATGATATGGATTATCTTGCTGCATACGATACACCTGTCGGAACAGTTTACTTTTTCGAATACGCTATCGTTGCACTGCCAGTACCAGAAGAGAATGATTATTTTATTACGAGGATGGATTGATGAACAAAGATCAAGAAAGAGCTTATCGTAATTTGTATGATGCTGTGACTCAACTCTTTGATACTTGGGATAACATTGAGGATATTTATTTATCTGACTTCATTGCAATTAGAAAAGCAAAGATAAAAGTTTGGAGAGAGTTCCATAAACAATGGGAGAAGGAAAAATAAAATGAATAAATTAGAAAAACTTTTGAAAGAAAAGTGCTTAAAAGAAATAGGCAACACAAAAGAAAATAAACAATGGCTTGATGATAAGCTTATTGTTGTAATGCCAACCAAACAGGAGAAAACAAATGGCACGTTGGACTAGAAGAGACTTTGAATTTGTTGCGGATGAAATCGCACCATTCATGCACTGGCCTACTAATATCAAGGAACTATCAAAAAAACTTAAACGCATGAACCCAAGATTCGATGCGGATAAGTTTGAACGCAGAGCAATAGCAGCGTGGGAAGAACGCTATCAAGAAAGTTTGGAGGAACTAAATGACGAAATCCCATATTGATGCAATGGATCACATGTTGAATGACATATTCAGAAAAGTTTTTTGGGAACCTCTTGAGCATAAAGAGGTTGAAGATATGTTCTGCAAAGAATGTGGTGGCGATGGTTATATTGAACGTGAGGTTCACAGGCCAATGAGTTTTGATCGTGACGTTGGAGTTATTGACGTTGATCAAATTGATTGCCCAGAGTGTTTAGGGTCTGGGCAAAACTTGAATGAAATAACATAGGAGGTATAGCAAAAATGTCATGGGCGGTGTGTGTTCCCCTATTGTCGCCCTTGACATCTGGTTTGGTGTTGCTCCATATATGCAGTATGCAGACATACCTAGATACAGTCAGAGATCAAGCAAAACTTAAAGGCGTAGACTTATTCCACGCATTTAAAATGGCAGGACTTCCGACTTCTACATACTACCGAACAATCAATGGAACAACAGAGATGCGATTCGATACTGCATGTTCTGTTTTAGATGCGATAGATGAGCAGCACAGAAGAGACGAAGCGGCCAAGCGTACCAAACAACTACGAGACTCTGGTCAGGTTGTTGATAGACGCTCGGCACGAAAGGGGCTTAAGCCAAGAAAGCTTAGCGCGTAAGATTGGTTGCACTGAATCTTTGGTTCACAAGTGGGAGCAGTTCAAGCGTATGCCTTCTGGTTTTATGTTAATGTGTTGGTTGGAAGCGTTAGAGTATGACATCGAAGCGATTAAGAGGTAAACCAGCAAGATGCAAATTATGTGGAGACACTACATATTGGTATGTTGCAATACTAAAAGGCAATCATGAAGCAACAATGGTAAAGCATTGGTTTGTATGTTTGCACTGTTATGAGGATGAGCCGTGGCTAATAGAAACAAAACTAAGGGAACTTACCATGAAAAGTGGTTTGTCAAATGGCTCACGGAAATCGGGATCAAAGCGAAAAGGCAACCGCTCAGTGGTAGCTTGGGAGGAGAGTATTCGGGAGACATCAAGCTCGAACTCAAAGGAAAAGAATTGGTGGGAGAAGTAAAGTATAGGGATGTATCAAACTTCCCAAGCCCATTCAAAGTATTAGAAGGTCGAGACATAGCCTTCTATAAAAGACGGAGGGGAACTCCGCAAACATTAGTAATTATGTCTGGTGAAATGTTTGAACAATTAATGGAGAATCAAGATGGAATCACAGAACAAAGCGATCAAAGCTCACCTTGAAAAAGGTTATACTATCAACGCAATACAAGCATTAGAAATGTTCGGCTGCTTTAGATTGGCAGCACGTATCAAAGACCTAAAAGATAGCGGCATGGTTATTGATAAAGCCATGATAGCTAACAAAGAAGGGAAGCATTATGCTTTGTATTGGGAGGTAACATAATGGCTCAGTTCAAAAGACTGTCAGGTGATGGTGCGTCTTGGGATGCACATGTCAAACGTGCCAGTACCTCTCCAAGTTTAGCTGCTGAATATTACAAATCAACTTGGCGTATTGATACGCACAAGATTATGGCTAATCGAATTAAGAATGGAGAGGATGTTGGTGAGCACTGGCTCAAAGGCAAAGGCAAGAAACAACTTCTTGAGATGACAGATATAACTGAAGATGACTTCAAGAAATATCTTGACCCTACTGCACAAACGCAGTACACAAGACCTTACAATGACGGAGATAATTAATGGAGCGTAAAGGTTTTATAGGCGGTTCTGACTGTGTAAAAATTATGCAGGGTAACTGGCTAGAACTATGGCAGGTAAAGACCGGTCGTGTTGAGCCAGAAGATTTGTCTGATAATATTGCTGTTCAACTTGGCGTACATACTGAGCAGTTCAACTTGGATTGGTTTGCTAATCAGCATGGGTGTGTGCTTGGTGGCTTTCAATCTGCTTACGAGCAAGAGATTGGTAAAGTCAAAGTCAAGGGTACTGTTGACGCAATGAATGGTCACAACCCAGTAGAGGCAAAGCATACCAATGCTTACAACAACATGGATGATGTTATCAAATACTACATGCCGCAACTACAACTGTACTGCTATCTATCTAACTCTGAGGGTATATGGATGTCAGTAATTTTTGGGAACAATAAATGGGAGTCAGCATTTGTCTCATACGATGATGAGTATTTCAATTCAATGTGGGCAGTGGTGTCAGACTTCTGGGGTTACGTGTTACGCAATGAAGAGCCGATTGGTATTGACACACCGACACTCAGCACAAACCACATCCCGATCGACAACATGGTGGTGCGAGACGCAAGCAGAGATAACCAGTTCTGCTATGCCGCAATCACATACGTCAACTACTACGAAAAGAATAGGGTCTTTGAAAACGCAAAGAAAGACCTTAAGCAAATGGTCGGTGATAACGAACGAGAAGTATACAACGACCAGATCTCGGTGAAACGAGACAAACGTGGATCACTTAGAATAACAAGGAGAAATCAATGAAAGATCACGTCAAGTTACTAATCAAAGTGCGTAATGAAATACAGCCTATCAAAAAGAAAGGCAGCAATCCTCACTTCAAAAGCAACTACGCTACGCTTGAGGATGTTATTGAAGCAGTAACACCACCATTGCAAGACAATGGGTTCTTCCTGAGTCACATCTGCGGCAAGGATGAGTTCGGTGCGTATGTATCTACTGAACTATTCCATGAGAGTGGGTTTACTTTGCAGACCAAAGTGCCTGTTGTCTTGAGCAAGCAGGATATGCAGGGCTTGGGCAGTGCTATTACCTACGCTAGACGTTATGGTATACTATCCATTCTCAATCTTCCTACTGAAGATGATGATGGTAACGATGCTTCCCGAAAGGTGAGCGGCTCTCCAAGTAAGCCGCGAACAGGAGGGAATGTTCAAGAGATTAATTTCTAATTCTTGGGGAGACATCCTTAACGACAATTTGGCCTGATGGGTGGCAGGTTTCCCCAAGAACCACCCACTTAACTTTGAGAGAGGAGCCAGAAGCATGGCAGATTACGACAACACAAATACAGGCGCAGCCTTCACACCATTCCCAACACAGAGACTTATCTTGCAGGGTAAGATCAACAGTGATGGTACTGACATGAAGGTTACTTGTGTTATGGATGAAACAAAAGATGGTAAACAAGTGGTTGAGATATATCAGAAAGTTGGCGTCTTGTTTCAGAATGAAGGTATAAAAGAGGGTTCACCAGATTACACTGGGCCACTTTTTGACAACAAAAGACTTGCAGCTTGGAAGAAAATGAAGGACGATAAGCCGTATATGTCTTTCTCTGTGTCCGACAAGTTGGATAAGGGTCAATACTCAGAGGGTAAATCATCAGTAGGACATGATGAGATCCCATTCTAATAGCGGTCACGCTTAGTAGGTTTTCTTCTCCGTTCCCTACTAGTTGACACAACTGGCCTCCCTTCGGGGAGGTCTTTTTATCAGGAGGTATAAATGGAAACATATGCACAAATGAAAGTACGCCATAAGCGTGAAGTAAAAGAACTAATACTAAAGTTCAGCAGCAAGCACACTGTCGCAGAGACAGCAAGAAAGATTGGTATGGACAAAGACAAGCTTAGACGCTTTGCACACTACCACGGAATATCATTCAAGAAAAAGTATGGGGAAGAAATGACAAAGTGTGATACAGTGTACAGAAAGAAAACAGTTACACTATCAACAGCACCTTGGGAAATGCAATGATAAATTTATTCTGGACTTTTCTTGTTATTCATTACTGGGTTGAGGGAGAGAGGATGTCAACAAGCGTCCTCTTCCCAAGCGAACAACATTGTTATGCAGCAATGAACAAGGGAGTGCTTGATGATTTATATTTTGAATTGGTTGATACCTACGGCAAAAAAATAATGATGACTTGTCAACGCACACCATTTCTGTCAAAGCAATTGGTCAAACCAATGCCCAGACCAACAGATGCCGATTAAAGACCCAGTAAGAAGAAAAGAATACCAACGTGAATATGGACGTAAATGGTATCGACGCAATAGAGAAAAAGTTATTGCGGCAAATAAAAAAAATAAAAGAAAAAGACATGATGCTTGGCTAGCATTTAAAGCTTCACTTAGCTGTCAGCATTGTGGTATACAGCATCCTGCTTTGATTGACTTCCATCATAGAGGTGACTCAAAAAAAGAAGCTGAAGTAAGCACGTTTGTAAATCAGGGACAGTACTCTCGCGCTTACAAAGAAGCAGCAAAGTGTATACCACTCTGTCCCAATTGTCATAGAATATTACATTGGAATGAAAGACATGGAACTACCTGAGTACTTCAAGACTGCAAATAAAATTATTGAAAGAGCACACAGAGGTTTGCCACATGATCGATGGATGATTGGCAACAAAGAAATGGAGCACTTTCTTAAAGCTTACATGCAACTATTAGATGTATGCCACGCCATGAACAAAGACATGATACAACGTGGCATAGACTCAATGAGCACAGATCCAGATAATACTTAGATTATCAATTCGAAGTGTGGCCCATCAATGAATGGTCTGCGTCCTTGCGATCTTCTCAGATCAACGTATGCGTTCATTGCATCTTCCATTGACCCATCCCATTTGGATATGTCCATTGGGTATGGATCAGATGGTGTTGCCCATGCAGCGCCCCAACATACACCGATGTCAAACTTACGTGCAGCTTCTGCCATTGCGTCAGCAATATCATCATATAGATTGAGTTCCCAACTGGCTCTTGACCCTACGTAAGCCATGAGATCAACAGCTATTCCGTCAAGGTGTTTGCTTTTCATTGTTTGACTTGCACCAGACTCAACTAGTTTACGCTGTTCTGCTTCAGTTCGCTTGCCGCATATTACTCCGAAGTCAACTTTAGTTAGCTTGATCGCTTCTCGAACAACATACTGCATACGAGGATCAACAGTGTTTAATCTGTTGTTACTTCTTTTTGATAATTCAAATCCCATTTTACTTCCTTTTAAAAAACTTGGTAGCAGAGCGCACTGCAAAGCTACTGGCTACGATAACACCTAATGTATACTGATACCACTCTGGCATCTGTTCCAATGCTGTGAAGCCCTCTGCAACGACGTTACGCCCCCATTCACCGGTGAACACTAAAATAAGTGGGATAGAGAAAAGTAGAACGAGATATTCGTCTTTCCATGAGTTCATAGTGCCTTGGGCCATGAGCTTCTCCCACTCAGCCTCACTCGTAGCAGCGGACTTCATGATGGTTGCTTTGGCCTCGGCCTCTACTAGCTTTAGATTAGCAGCAGCCGCCTGTGCATCTGCTTTACCTTTCAGCCAACCACCTGCTAACTCAGTAATCGGACCTATCAGTGATTGTAACATTGTTACCTCCCTTGCTTGGTGTTGATTCTTTCGACATCCAAATGCCAAAGCATCCTGTTAATGCGCCCATACAAACAGACACTAGTCCTGATTGCTCTAAGCTTGGGGAAGGTAATGCCATATACCAATGAACAGCTTGATATGTAAGAACTGTTACAGCCAACATCATCAGCCTCGGTATTATCTTCCAATCATCTACTACAGTATGCGCCATGTAAAACCTCACTTGTTAGTATATAAGCAATGAACAGCAGAATTGTTATTAGTAATTATAACAGACGCTTCTGCCTTCTCCAACTCACACATCTCCTCTGAACCATAAGTTCCAATCTGATAGTAAGTAAAAGTTCCATTCAGGAATTGCATCCAAACTAAAAACCACATCACCATCTACCCTGATATTTGCCAAGAAAATAAAACAAACAAAACAAAATGCCGCCACTAATAGCAAAGATAACAGTACCAATAGCAAAGTTAATAACCGCATCAATTTGTTCCTGTTTCTTATACAACTCTTGCTTTCTTTTCTTACGCATTTCAGACTCTATATGTAATACTTCCTTCCATGCGCTTGGTCCGTAGGTAAATGAGATATGATCTTTAATCTCTGCCCTCATTTGTTCCATCTTTTTTTTATTTGCGAAGATCTCTAGTGCAGTTTCTTCATCAGACCCTTTGAATGTTTTCTTCCAGAATGGTGGGTTCTTTTCTCTTTCTTCTAGATTACTAAAATCAGAGAAAGCCTTGCCCCATTGGGACAAAGTTCCAGTCATTTCTTGAATATCTTTTCCTGTGCTTATAGCAGCCCTAAGCGTTTTATACGCACCTGTTGCCAAAGCTACACATGAAACTGGGTCCATTACTCAGCCGCCATTTTCTCCAATGTTTCACGGATAGCTTTTATATTCTCATCTATTCTAGCTGACATCAAAGCTTGAGACTGAGCAGTATCTTCTAGTTTGTTTATACTGATCTCATGTCTAGCTATCTCTCTAGCATTGGTCTCTACACTATTATCAAGTGTACTCACATACCAAACAAGGCCACCAAACTGCACAGAAATAGCAATTATGATAGCAACCTTTTCCATCATGGAGCTACAGGCCAGTCATCATCTGCTAAGTTAGGCCATGCGTCTAGATCAGTAATACCACGTAGTTCTTGTCTGTAAGTAGCCCATGCAGTTTTATCTTCGTTGCTTAGAGGACTATCATTTATCTGTGTCCAATCAGTGTCAGCTAAGAGTTTGTTACGTGTTACTCTGTGACCTTCGGCTGTAGTAGCATCTAGTGTAGCCTGATACGCAGCTTCGTGCTCTGCTTTGGTGGTGGTTACACCATCCTCAGTCGTATCAGTAAACATATCCCTTGCGACATACTTCTCAACCCAGTTGCCGTTAGCATCTTGCTCGACACCATCACGTACACTTACTTGATATGCGCCTATTGTAGCGGCTGGGCTTGCAAATACTGGGTCTAGGTTCAGTGCGTCTAGCGTTGCTGCTTTCCAGACACGAGGCAATGACATATGAGCAAAGTCTGCTCTCCATTGCCCTTGCGTTTTAACTTCGCCTGTTGTTCTTTCACGATATTCTGACATCAGTTGATACTCCTTTCGTCAGTTGATTATGCGATTGCGTAGAAGATGTATGATGCACCTGACACATTTAAGGTACTACCTGTTACCTCAAATCCAGAACTATTTGGGTCTATCATATCTGCTACAGTTTGCTCTGTACCAGTAGTATTTAGTAATAAATATGGATCATCCCCTGCGACAATGCCTCTTTCAGTGTCAAAGACGTACCAGTCATAGCCACCTGTACTTGTTAGTTTTATTAGAACAAACCTAGCGCCACTGCTAAACCCACAGTCAATAACCTGACTGTTTGATCCATTGTCATTCCCAGTATAGCTTCCAACGAAACTGACATTTGGGACAGTAGCGAAAAGGTAGGCTATGTAGGTTTTTGAACTTCCGTTTGTTTTTCCTGCCACTCCTAAAGTAAACACAGATGATGTCGGTGCAGTATCATTCCAAAAGTTTGCTGAGTCTACTCTACCTGTAGTATCATTTAAATAGATACCATAGTCTTCTGGCGCACTACTATCCATACCTTTATGATATACAACCCAAGCTTGAGACTCACTTCGACACTTCACCCACATCATCTCAGGTGGTATACCAAGGTTATGGCTTACAGTACGCCCTGCTGTTCCGTTGCCGCTGTAGCAAACACAGTCGAAATACGAGGGCGCACGCTTCCAACAAAGATTGAGATAAGTAGCGTTATTAGTGTCTCTATAGTCTTGCACTTCTATTGCATTAGTATAGTCAAACTGCATACCTAGACTTTGCTGAACTTCACCTCCAGTACCACTTGTATACAATTCTTTCCCAGATCCTCTTAACCTATCGTTGAGAGCATTTGAGTCACCAGAAACACTCCTGCTCATGTTTATAACCATGTCAGGAGTTATATTTAAGTCTTGTTTTCTTGTGCTTCCATCACCAGTGTAAATATGAGGTTGAAACACATCAGTCGCACTCTCTGGCTCTGCGAGTGGGCCACGCCTGATTGCCATGTAGATGTAGGTTTCACCTGCTTGGTTTACTTCAACGCTGTTAGTTGATGGTACAGTAAATCCAGTAGCATTAGGGTGTATTTGTATTTCAGTTGTTGTAGAACTAGTTCCATCACCTCTAAAACCTTCAGCGGAGCTTTTGTTTGCATATAAAACATTATCTTTAGCGTCTGCGCCTTTGGCTACCATACCTCGCATTGTATCTTGCATAAACCAACTTGCGTAAGATGCTAAAGAAACACTAGTAGCTCTTTTAATCATAACCCATTGAGGTTCAAACCCAAGGTCTACACTTATTTCTGTAGCACTTACACCAGTATAACTTCCACACTTGATAATATCTTGGTCACTATCAGGGCCGAACTCACCGTCACCGTCATTGTGTGCGAATAAGTAGGCTACATAAGTACTTCCCGATTGGTTTGTGTTTGCTTTATTGCCTAATAAATTAAATGTGGTATCAGTAGGTGCGGTAGTTGTCCACCAATTATTTGAACCAGTGTCGCTAGTGTTATTTAAAATTAAATTGTCTGAAAGGTTTAAACCTCTATGATAGACAGCCCAACTTCCAGTTGTATTCGTTCTTTTCACGATAACCATGCCAGGGGCAACCCCTAAGTTATGTGAAAGAGCCAAGTCAGTATTTTGTCCTGAGTATGTCACAACATCAAAGAACTTAGGGGCTTTGCGAAATGTCCAAGAGACGAAATCACCAGTATTTTGATTTACTAGGCCAGTGTCTCCCAAAGTAAAACCATTAGAATTAAAAGCAGTTACCCCTGAGCTAGACGCTTCAGCACTATTATTATTAGAAGATAAATACTTTGCTGTACCTCTTGCTGTATCAAAAAAAGAGTGCCAACCTAAAGACCCGACACTGGTTCTTTCTTTTAACCAAACCAGACCACCCTCGCCATTAAGGTCTATGTTGTTATTTATTGAAAACGAAGACCCTGTCCCCTCATACAAATAAGTGCTGAACACATCATCTATATCGAGAGCTTCAGCACCTGCTGCACCTGCGGCTGCTTGGAGTAATTTCTTTTTACTTGCCATGTTGGTTTATCCTAACGCTTGACCTGCCGTAAATCCGTACCAGTTCGTACCGCCATCTCTTGTGTAGAATACAAACACATCCTTCGCTGATGCCGTTGCTGTGAGGGTTGGGGCTGTAGCTGAAGGCCAATCTACAGAGGTAGGCCATGTCACGGTGTAGCCTGATGCTGATGCGTCTTGGATGATCTCTATGCTAAAGCTAAATGCAGTGCCAGACGCAGGGGGATTGCTAAATGTAAACGTAGTATTCTCAGTTAATGTGTGGCTGAAGGCGTTGCCGTTCTCACAGTCGACTGTTGTAGCGTTAGAGCTTGATGTAACGGCTGCATATGTTTCGTTGTAGCTATCAACAATTAACTCACCAGTAATATCTACATCACCTGTGTATGTACCACCAAATACTTCACTTGCTTTTGCAAGAGGAATACCACCTGCTGTAGAACCATCATGAACTACAATAGTATTTTTATCTGTATCAACGGTTATTTCTTTAGCAGCACCAGTAAATGATGAGTGCTGTGATGTTGTACCGCCGCGTAATCTAATAGAAGTTGCCATAATTTATTCCTTACACGATTGAGCCGCCATCAATGATGCCGCCAGTTATATTTACATTATTGGCATTTTGAGATGCCATAGTTCCACTATCTGTTATTTCAGATAATGTATGTGTGTGAGAAGCAGCCGCAAAATCGCCTGTTGCAGATGTTGCCGCAGTTCCCAAACCTAGATTTGTTCTTGCTGTTGAAGCACTTTGTAAATCAGCTAAGTTGCTTGACTGGGATAAGAAACCAGAACCTGCTGTTACACCTGCTTCCCAAGCAGAACCATTATATATTTTTAAAGTTGTTGTAGAGGTGTTATAAAACATATCACCTGCATCAAGACTTGTTGTTGGGTCTGTTGTGCCAATTCGATAACGAGCAGCAAAATCATTTATACTAGAAACATTAGACGCTACTGTAGAAACATTGCTTGATATTCCTGCTACTGTAGACACATCGCTAGAAATACCTGCTACTGTAGGAATACTTGAGCTTACACCTGCAACACTAGTTACATTACTAGATATTCCTGCAACCGTTGTTACATTACTAGATATACCTGCTACTGTTGTTACATCGCTAGATATAGAGCCAACAGTTGATATGTTTGAAACCTGACCTGCAACAGAAGTAATATCAGAAAGATTATTATAAACAGTAACTATAAAACCATCAGGAGAACCAGACGTTCCAGTAGTTGCGTTTGTAATAGAACCAAAATCATATTCAGTTCCTGCAATAAAACTTCCAGAAGTTAAATCATTTGCAACAGTTTCTATCTCAGAAATGCTTTCATTAAGATCATTAGCAACTGTTTGAACCTCTGTAATTTTAGCACTTACGGCTGTAAGTTCAGTATCCACATTAGCAACTGCTGTAATGTCAGAACTTATTCCTGCTAAAGTAGTTATATTACTTGAGATACCTGCTACTGTAGTAACATTACCTGAAATACCACCAACAGTATTTATATTTGCAATATTAGTAACGACAGTTCCTATATTATTAGAACCGCTCAAATCTGTAGCAACAGTATTTACATTAGAAATACTACTACCAACTGTATTAACATTTGATATAGAACCTGCAACAGTTCCAATAGTATCTGATCCGCTTAAATCTGTAGCAACTGTTGTAACATTAGCATTATTACCTGCGACTGTTGTTACGTTTGCAGATATTCCTGCTACTGTAGATATATTAGAATTGTTAGAAGCTACAGTAGTTATTGCATTAGTTGCTGTAGTCCCATCTTGTATATCAGCAAGTAATGCTATGTCAGTAGACGCAGCAGAAACAGTTTGTACGTCGGTAATACTTGGTCCTGCTTCTACTGCGCCAGTTGATGCATTGAAAGCGAGTGTCTTTCCTTTACGAGTGTCGACATCGGGGAGGACGAGTGACACCGCAGCATCAAAATCTGTAAGCTGCAACGCACGATTAGATTGATCCTCAAGGTCAGCAGCAATAGCAACCAATCTATCTAGCTCTGTATTCAGTGCAACAATGTTAAAAGCGCCAGAAACAGGAAAATCAGTTGTTCTCTCTAATTCAATATCACGGGTAATAACAACAGTAGACCCACCAGTGCTACCTGTAACAGACATAGAAACAGTACCAGTAGAACCGTCACCACCTGAAACAGTGTAGTCAGTAGTAATTGTTTTGAGTGTCCCATCTACATATACATTCAGATCTGCATTATCAAAAAACTCAAATGGTACTGCAAAGCTTGTTTGCGTTTGCCCTTGCGCTACTGTGTAAGAAATACGCGGTGAATTATCTGCAATATTAATCGTCATAATAAATCCTCATTTGAGTGCAGAATATAAATCAATTTAAAAAGCTGCAACGCACAAAAAGCGATTCTATCCGCACAATTAAAAAGAACGAGAAAGACCTAATGAGAACGAGTTCATTTCATCTTTCCATAGCCAAAGCCTAGCAAAAGGCAAACTTCTCATAAAATCTTTAGCACCTTCGCCATAATCTCCATTGAGGAAATCAATAGCAGGGTTAATCGTAAGGTCACTTGTTATGCTTGGACCTGCGCCCATAATACCAGTAAATGCAGCAATAGCGTCTGGGTCTTGAGGAAACTTAGCAGAAACTAATCCCTCCATATAATTGCCATGCCCAAGAGCCATTGAAGTCGAAATAGATGTATACATTAAATCAGAATAAAGAGATAGTAATCCGCTTTGGTCAAAAGCACGTATAAACTTATCAGAGGTGTCCATATCTTCCCAAGCAAAGTCTGGTGTTTTAATTTTAACAGAAAGATAACCAAGACCCATTGCTGCAAATACACCTGCCATTCTATTTTTAATTTGATTCTGAGAATAAGCACCAGTTACTTTATTCATCGCTGCAAAAGAATAACTCATAAATTGAAAGGGCAATCCAAGCAATCCAGACTCAACCTTTGAATAACCTTTTACAATACTATCTTCCTCATAACCAAATGCTCTTGCAATTTTATGGGGAACATAAACAACACCATCTGTAATAATTGGTTTATCGGCAGGAGTACCCATCATTACTGTGTTTAATATACCACTTGACAGCGCACTTCTAAATGTTTCTGTAGCTTCTGCATCTGTCCATTCAGTAGTATTTGCTAAAAAGAGTTCCCTTCCAGATTTTTGATATGGCATTTTTGCTATACGCTCTGCCATTGGTTTATCAATATTATATCTAGCTAAGTATGTTACATCTTTATTACTTATTGACTCATTGTTTGCCAACTTTAGAGAAAGTTTCATTAGAGTATGACCCCTAACAATACTGTCTAGTTCTTTAGCTATAACAGTCATTGGACCTAATAAGTTTGCAATGCTGTATACATTTCTTGCTACATCCCATACACCATTTTGCATAGGATTATTGCTCATGTGTTCCGTCATACGCAGGTGAGAGCTACCAACCATAATGTCTAAGCCCTCATTTGCTGCTTCCCTATCAGCCTTTGTAAGCTTCATAGCATTTTCATCTAAGATAGAAGTTAAGCCTTTAACAACATCCCCAATCTCATGCTCCATAATAATTCTAGAAAAATCAGGAATAGCTGAAAAACCTGCAGAACCTAAATAATTTAGATATGCAAAATCTTTCATAACATTTACTACTTGATTGTCCCATCGACTAGGATCGCTCATTGGTGAACCAACAATCCTATCGTACATAGCCTTAAAATCTTTTCTAAAAACATTAATGTCTTTTTGAGATTTACCTTCTATAAGCATATCTTCTTCAAGATCTTCAAGAACATCTACAATATCTCTACGACCAAACTCTTTATAAAATTGATAAACACCTGCGGTTTTATGAGCATAAGTTCTCATAATAGCCATTGGATCTTGAACAATAAAATCATAAACAAGCTTGTTAGGTATATCTAATTCTCTATGCCTAAGATGCTTTGACTTGCCATAACCATAAGCAACAACTTCTGGATCTGCTACATCCTTAATGCCAAGAATATTATCAACAGTTTGCTGCGCTCTTCTTTTAATTTTATCTGGATCTGGGTCTAGCTCTTGACGAACATATTTTCCATTTACTTTTGCATAAATATATGGGTGCTCTGAATACCAATTAGCTATAATTTTTTCCAACCTTGCCCTGTCTTTTTTAATTGCAGAGATATTCCAGTATCTAGGCATAAAAACATCTTCATTTGCAGGTTTTAAATCATAATCTTTTATAGTTTCTAACGTAAGTTCTTTTTCTTCTATTTCTTCTTTTAGTCTAGCAATTTTATTTTTGTAAAACGTTTTAAGTTTTTTGCTTTTGTACTTAGCTTGTTTTAATTCAAGCCTATCAATTTTTTTTCTTAGAAAATCTATATCGTCAGATAGTTTGCCAGAAGATCCAAGTAAACCTATGTCCTCCAATCTATCTTCCCAGTTTTTATAAAAAGCATTCATTGCTTCAATAGCTTGTTGCTCAGAATCAGTAGCGCCTTTTATGCCATTTATTCTTTTTTCATTAGCTTGCTTAAGAAAGTCATTATAAGTTCTAGATTTATTAGTGCCAGTAAATTTACCTTTTATTTTTGAACCGTGTTCAATAACATCTGTAAAGTTTATACCTAGCTTTACCTTTGGCTTCTCACCAATGCTATTACCCCAAACTCTTTTTAATATAGAATCTGTCTGAACCCACTCTGCTTCCATAAGTTTTGCTTTCTGATAAACAGAAGGTCCAACAATTTTACCAAATCTATTTACAGCAATTGCTAATCCACTATCGTTTGCTAGCTTTAACATTGATTTCTTAGCAGATTGACTAATGTTAGACTGAAGAACTCTCTTAAATGGTGTAGTAACAAATTTAAAAAATGGACTGTCTATAAATAAATTAGAATCTAAGCTATAAGCATCGTCTACCCCTTTAACTTGAGCATCTTCAAATGATCTAATACTTCTTTCCTTTTTTAAATTATTAAGTATTTCAGAAGATTCCTGTTGAGCCTTACCTAAAGAAATTCTTTTACTCTGTAATGCTTGTAGTTCCCTCTGAAAACCTATTCTCTCTGCTATTGAAATGTTTTCTCTTGAGGCAATATCAAAATTTATTTGAGCCTGTTTTATTTCTGCATCAAGAGAGGGTATATTTTCTTCTATACCAAAAAGAACTTTTTCTTCTTTCTTGATGTAATCCATTACTTCTTCTTGTTTTAGACCACCATACTTTCTTTCTTCTCTGTTAAGTTTGCTTGCAATATCATCTGCCGTTATATTGCCGACATCTTCAGATATATCCAAAGATTCCATAAACTCTTTGTGAGTTTGCTCATGTCGCTGAAAAGCTAATGCTCTTCTGCTAAGAGGAATACTTGTAGCGCCAGAAATCATGCTACCAAAAACCGCAGTAGCAGTAATATTTAAACCTGCTTCTCCACCTGTTGCAGTAGGGTCAGTCATTAGTCGAGGAACTTCGATTGCAGCTTGAGTAAGCCCTGCGGCTACACCACCTCTAGCTAATGATCTAGCAATACCAATAGTAGGGCCACCAAAAGGTAAAGCAACTAAGTTTATAGGATCAACTATTCCTGCTGCTAAATTCTGTATTAAACTTGATTGTGCTAATATTTCCCTAGACTCATTGCGCTCATCTATCTGACTTTTAAGAATAGCCATATGATCTCTGTTTTTTGCAAAAACAAGAGAGTCAAAGTAATCTTCATAACCTTCTATATCTTCTAAAGGATTATATTCCAGATCCATGTCAAGATGTCTAAATCTTGCTTCGTTTCTAAAAGAATCAATTAAACCGCCATAACTATAATCTAGCTGTGCTTTAATAGTATCCCACGTCGTAGGATCATACTCATATTCTTCAACAGCCGTTTCTGGTAAAGTTGTTAGTGGAGCAATCGCATATCTTAAATCAACAGCCATTTACCTACCCACAAGCTCTGGCAATTCTATTATTGGTGGGACAGAAACACCTTCCGCTCCTGCAGAAGACGTTATGTCTTTAGGTATTTGGCCTGATAAATTTCTAAGATCAAACACTTCTTCTTTTGTAGGTAATTCATTAAATGTTTTTACAGAAAGTCTTTCGGCTTCTTTTATTACATCTTGCTCTGCTGTACTCCATTGCCACGGAATACCAGTTTTGGGATTAATAACAGGATGCAGCCCACCACCTCTTTGCTCAATTAGCATATACATAACCACCCCAGAAGATTGTGGTAATGGCATTAGAAATGCTCTATCTTTTCTTGCAGAGTTAGAAATTGTTTTTGCTTTTGTGCCAGTTTCTTTTGCAGCTAAAAGTATTTCAGTATTTACCTTGTTTACAAAAAATACTTTTAATTCCTCATTGCCCCTAAATACTGCATCCAAAGAAAATTTAGACCTATCACCAGTAGAATGATTAAAGTCAAGCATGTAACCTTCACTTGGTAAAAATGACTTTTTATAAAACTTATTTATTGTATCCGAAAGCTGCCCACTATTTTGATTTGTTGCATATAAATATTTTACCAAAGGAGTTAGCATTTCCATTGCTTCTGCGTTATTTGCAGCTTCTGGCAATTCCCTAATAAGAAATTCTTTTATATCTCCACCTAAAACTTCTTTTCTAGTAGATCGAACAGAAGGATCATCAGCAATAGCAAGCTGTTGATTTATAGCAGTTATATCGGCAGAAGTTGACTGAGCTACCAAACTTATCGCTTCAAGCCTAGCTCTAGTATCTTTATCTAAATTAGTATTCAACCAAAGGTCAGCATAACCTTGCTCTCTAGGTTGATTTGCAAAATGTGAGTAAAAAGAAATTAATCTTCTAGCTTCTTCGTCAGATAATTCTGAAGTACCATTAGCAATTCTTATAAAGTCTTGAGCCATACTTTCTGGAATAACACCAGATTCTATAGACTTATAAAGTATTTGAGTTGCAGGGTTTCTTAAATTAGTTATTTCAACACTTCTAAAATAATTTATATCATCTCCTGCTTCTTTAATAATTATATCCTCTACATATTCTCTATGTGTATCAGTATCTTTTACTGGCAAACCATTTGCTATAGATTTATTTAGATCTGCTTTTTGCCTTCTTATTGCATCTTTAGACTCTCTTACAGAAAGCATACCTGTCACTTTAGTAAGCCTTGACTCAATAGCAAAGCCAGTAGAGCCTATAGTTTTTGCCCGATCAACCATGTCTATAATTTTCTGAGAAACGCCCTCTTTGTCATTTGGATTAGCTGCGTAAGCGGCAGCAATAGCCATATCAGCAGAATTATCTATACCTAGTTCTGTAGATCTTTTGCCAATAAAAACAGCAGCAGCAGCATCTCTAGCATTATTTACATAAGCCTTTTTTTGTGTTGGGCTTAAATAATCAAAATTTACTATTTTGCTCTCAAAGCTTGCAAGAAGCTCAGAAGCAGTAACAAAACTAGCAGATTGAGAAATATTTTTTATATAGTTATTAGAAAGTTCTTGCTGAAAGTAACTTATTTCCGCTCTATTTTTTTCTGAATTTCTCGCGTCTACATTTGAAAACTCTCTAGATATTTCTGTAAGCATATTAATATGCTCTTCACCTGTCATAGCAAGTAAAGCATCAGCCATACCTTTAGCTTTTCCAGTTAAGTCTCCTGACTTTCTTTCAACAATAACCCTATTTATTCTTTGCTCTCTGTCATTTGGAGAGCCTTCAATTTCATCATATAACTCTATAATAAGTTTTCTTGCATATGACTTTCTTATTATATTTCTATCTTTATTAAATCTTGTTACATCAAAATCTAGCTCATCATATTTTTGAGCCAAAATTTCTGTATCTGAAGCAAACCTGCCTAATACGTTTTCTTTTGCAGTCTCAGGGTCAAACTCATCAAAATCATCTATAACAGCATCGATGTCATTAACATTATCAGTTACAAATCTTCTAGCTTCTATATCATTGTAAAACCTACTAGCATCACGATCTCTCTGATAATCATTTTCTTCAGCAGCAGCAGACTGATTCGCATATGTAGCAACACCTGCCAAAGCCTCAAAGTCTAAAACACTTACAGTTTCGCCACTATCAAGCTTTGTTTCCTGCATCATGTGTTCTGTTATACTATTGTAAACAGCTAGCTCTGATTCATCTAAATTAGTAGTATCTTGTATTTGTATTGCTTCAGCAATTTTTGCTGCGCTTTTTCTACCTATTTTATTGAACTCTCTGTCAATAACGCCTTCAGCATTAGATATTGCAGTAAACTTTCTCCACTCATCTATACTGCCTCGATCAATAAGAGCACCTTCTTCTAAATCAGAAATACTATCTATAACAGAATTTAAAAGAGGCGATACATCTTTTCCATCTTTTGCATACTGCCTAATTAGGTCTAATCTAACTGCATTTTTTTGAAGAACTTCGCTTGCAGTCTTGGCCCTTTCTCTTCTATTTTGCTCCTGCATCATGTTCAGCTTGGTAGCTGTAACATATTGAACACCAGTATCAGCAATATAATTTGTATATGAAGTGGCCTTGCCGTCTTGCTCTGAAGCTCTTAGCATACCATCAAGGTATGTGTTCATTTCCCTTTCATATGATTGAAAAGCATCAGGATCATTTTCATATTTAAGAGCAACTTCAGCCGCTTTGTTTTTTATTTCTGTTTCTATAGAAAATTGAAATCTTTCAGCAACAGCTTTCTCATAAGCTTCTGCGCCAGTTCTCCCAATAAATCTATTATCTCCAATCCAATCCAAAGCTTCTGGCTTACCAGTTTTAGGATTAATTGTAGTAATCTTTTCTATATCAAGTTGCTGTGCCTTTTCAGTTGCACTTATCTGGGTTTGCCTACCCATTTCACCAATAGCAAGTTGAGTTAGTTTATCAGTAGCGTTAGCTAATCTTCTATATCTCTCGGCATCGCCACCCCTAGAGCTAACAACTCCTATTGGCCCTATACTGCCTACTTGTCTTCTTTCCCTAACTACTGGCATAACTTAATCCTTTGGGGTCATGTCTATATTTTTTAATAAACTAGATAGATTGCTTAATAGATTTATATTAGCTTCTGCCCTTATTCCTGATGCAGCGCCTTGTCCATATTTATAATCAAGAGTAGCAGCCGTTGCATATTTAGCAGATTGCAAGTTAGACATGCGTTCTAAATCTTCTAAATCTTCAGCTACAACCTGTCTGTTCTTTTTTAAAAAAGCATCTACAGATCTATCGTCCCTTCCCATTGCACTAAACATAGCAATGTTTTGACTTTCGGCTCTTTCCATATCCTCTAATCTACGATTGCCTTCGCTTATTGCCTGAGCTTTAGCTAAGAATAACTCATTAACTTTTTGCCTAGCATCAAATACACCAAGCTCCGCTCTTCTTGCAGCTTCTGCTTTTTGGTAGTCATAGGTTTTTTTTGTACCTGCAAAACCCAATAACGTACTAATAGTGCCTAAAGGATTTGCAGTTAAAACACTTAAAATACTCATCAGAAAGATACCTCCGCGACTAAACCATTAACTTGAATAAACATAGGTGCAGTTTGCGTTACTGTAATCTGAGGATCTTTATTATATCCCAGTAAGTAGAACTCCCTTTTCCCTGTGACTGCTTGCCTCGGTTGGCTAAAGTCATTGTTTACTTTTCTTATTATTAACTTCTTATTGTTTACCGAAACAGAGAGGGTCTCAGATAAATCTAGTATTACTCTAGATAAACTTCTAGGTTGACCTGTTTCTGGGCCAATAGCGGTATTCACATCTATAGGGTTAGTCTTTAACTCTACATCAAAACCAAAGCCTACCTGACAGCTTGTGAGAGAGGCGTCTACAGCGGAAACATCAATCTGGCCACCAGACACAGTAAACTTACCTAAGTAGTCTGTGGCGCTTATTACATCGACTTCAGCGCCATTCTCAAAAAAGTTTGATACAGTAAAAACTCCTGCCGTACCAGTATATGCATTTCCAAGATCTAAACTTACGTTTTGATTTAGTTCAGTAAATACAAAACTTTTAGTTCCTGACCCAAGGTCAGTTTTAATAACAGCGAACACACGGTTATCAATAGCAGTAACAGAATGAAATGATCCGTTAGTCTCAAACCTTGTCCATCCTGCAACTCCTTCAATACGATTGAGATTATAAACAGCAATCTCACCAGTAAAGTTCTGAGCAAAAACAAATGACTCAGCCGTGTTTACAGCGCCACTAACAACACACATTTGAACAGGGTCGCTTATTAAATGAGAAGAAAGCAATGAGATAGGATCAGCCTTATAAGCTTGCTCACTATCATCAAACACAAACTGACGTATCATCTTACCGCCAACTTGACTAAATATTGTAGCACCATAGAAAGGTTGCGGCCTAACAAAAGTAGAGCCAAAAGAAGTCTGTCTTTTTACTTTAGCGTTTGTTGGGGTAATTGGTTGGTTTTCAAATGTAGGAATAAAAAACTCAGAACCTGCGGTAAAGATATGTATATCTCTATTAGAAACAAAGTGACGTATAGTAGCCACTTCACCAATACTCATAACAAGTTCTAGAGAATCATCATCAGCAGCTTCGCCAATATCAAAGTTATAATATAAACCAGATTTACTAGCCCATACAGTATCAGGTTGTGAAAGCGTACCACCAAACCACAACCTATTCTCATGAAAGCCAACAGCAGCAGGGTAACCACGCAATGAAGAGTATGACTGCTCCATCCATTGCTGTGTAGGTGCATGAGTTACAACTTGTATATTACCACCACCATCTTCAGTAGTATTAGCAGCCGAACCTGCGGTAATAGTGTACCTGTTTTCATCAATTACTTTTTGAATTGTTCTTGAACCATTTATCTGTGCAGCATTTACACCACCAACAGCAGATGCATTTCTTATAGTAATAGAGTCATTGGCTACCATTCCATGATTAACATGCGTAATTTCTATTGTAGTAGACCCATCAATAGTTCTCAAAGCATTTGGATCTAATTCTACGAATAACTCATCAACCACATTCCCAGTTGCCTGAGTAGCAGACTGAACAGAAGTAATGAGTATCTCAGCATCATGGTAAACTAAAGTAAGACCAACATGCTTAGAATCAGGGTAGTTACCACCAGATTGACTGCCTGTTGTATCAAAATATGAAGCACTAGTGGTAAGCGTAATACCATTACCAGTAGTAGCAGACGGATCTAAGGTTACACCAGTAGGCTGAAAAGAATAATACGGCTGATAAGTCTTTGCATCCCCTGCTTGAAGTTGAAAAGTAAACTGCTCTACTTGAAAACTATTTAAGCCAGTTCTTACTATCTGTTGACACATAAAAGTATTATGACAAACAAATAATACATCACCACCTTGAGCATATGTCATTTCATGCAAGTATGCTTGATCCCATTGTAATGATGCACCGTCTACATCTTGAGTAAGTGTAGTTGCTAAACTTAATGCGCCAGTTGTCGGGTTAATAAAAAATATCTCACACTTCTGATGCGAAAAAGCTATTACATATTGCTCATCATCTGAAAATATAAAAGGTATTAATCTTACTTGCTGTCTTATTGAGGTATCTTCTGTTACACCAGTAAAATCGTGCAGTGCTTGAAACCCACCTCTTTTAGCCACACCGCCTTCTGTTCTTATAAAAAAGTTTTTTACTGATTGTGCAGACGAGTTATAAATAGCAGAATCCGTCCTTGAAACCAAAGACGGACTAATCTCACCATACTGAAAGTTTGTAATTGGTATTCGTGCCTTTTGCATTAGCTGCGCCTATTCGTGATAAACCTCGATGTTGTAACTTTTCTTGTTGTTTGTTGTTGTGAATCTGTAGATCTAGCTTTTGCTAAAAGTCTTGTGTACTGGTTTTCCATCAAACCTGCGAGTGATGTATCTCTTATCAATGCAGTAGCAAACACAACAGCCATTGCATATTCTACACATACAGAAAAATAAGAAGGCCAATTAACCTCTTCTGCTCTATATGTATAATCTAATATTAATTCGTCAGTTGGTGCTGCATCGCAGAATATCTTGCTACCATAGATATTATATTCTATTTGCAAATCTCTTACGGTTACGGCATGTACAAATAAATAATCAGGTAATTGATATGCTGCATCAAATCTCCCAGTAGGAGCGTCAGACAATCTATTCAATACAGCTTGGTTAGTTGAAAATCTCCACCTAGTAGATGTAAGATTGGTTCTTGCAATATCTTCATACATATTACCTGCAATCAATGCTTCTGTAGTATCGTCTTCAAAAGACGTAATAGGCTCTGCACCAACTAAGATGAGAGCACGACTACAAATATCAATTGCGCTATTAGCAGGAGTACTGAGTGCCATTACAAACCTCTATGTAAAGAGGGGGGCTTTCGCCCCCACCCTATTAGTCAGTGTCGGTTACAGTAATAGCTGTACCGTCAGCAATATCTACTACCGAACCTGTGTTCGATAATACTAATGATACGCTGAGAGTAGGAGCGTCACTATCTAGTACAAAAATAGCGTCACCAACATTCAACATGCTAGCAGCGTCATTAAAGTAACCAGAAGCGCGAACCGCTGTCATGGCATCAGTTGAGTCATAAAACCAAAGGCTATGACCACCACCACCTGCCATACGAGTTAGACCAGATGCAGAAAAAGCCATTTTAGATCCTCCTCTTAGTTATTGTCTAGGACTTCGTAGATACCGTTATCATCGATAGCTACCGCGCCCATTGACATCATTGATGTTGCTAAGTGAGATACTTTCTCAGCAACATAGTTTACTTCAGTTTGAACATCAGAGTTGATGCCAATACCTACAGCACTTGTATGGTAAGCAAAGTTCTTACCACCTGCTACAGCAGACGTTGAGAAGATCTTGAAACCCAAGAACTCTTTCATTGTCATGCCACCTGCGAATGGTAGGTTCTGCGGTCCAACAAAGTCTGATGAGGCAAACTCATTGATTTGGAACAAATCAGCGTATCCTGCTGGAGACATCGCAAGATAGCGTTGTCCATCTTCTGGAACATCTGCCGTACCCATTGTTTCAAACAATGATAGGAGATCCGCTTTTTCAAGAGCAGAGCCAGTATCATGTATTTGAGTGGCATTAGCACCTGCATCCATAGCAGCAATGATAAGCTCATCAGTTTTTCTACCAAGAGCAGCAGCAGCAGATTGCGCTACAGCTTGACGCTCATTGATATTTGTTTTCAACTCATCAAGCTTGTCGATAAATTCAGCAGCATAGAAGTCACTCATTGATGCTTCTACATTGGTGTGTACTAGCTCCATAGGAGTTACATTACCGTTACGTGATTTTGTTGAAGCTGTTCCAGTGCCTATTTTCTGGAATCGTGCAGTTGACCCTGACACATTTGTAGAGCGAATAGTATTCCGTAGCTTTGAACCCATACGCTGATACGCCATGTGAACTTCAGTTTCAAACTGCTTTATAAAGGCTTGGTCTATAGTATTAGCCATTTTTACAGTCCTTA